ATACCACCACGCATCGGACCGGGGGCCAAATTTAGACCCTTAGTATGACTTACATGATGACGAAACTTAGAAGCAGACTTGTGTTTACTAACATGATGACGAGAAAGGGGTTTCATAAAAATCTCCATTTGGTTGATAAAAGGTGTCACCTAGCACAGTTAAGATCAAGTAGAAGACTGTGCTACCTCGACACCTTGCGGTGCGAGGTTGGTGGTAGGCTCATCAGATGAGCCTACGATAAGGCCAAGAGCCTTGGCCTCGGCTCTATTGTTCTCATCAGAACAAAAATCAACGAACGCCCCAGCGTCGTTGTTAAAACGAGCACGAACATCAGCAGGCAACTGCATAAAAGAATTGTTCGCAGAAATAACCGCATTCATAGCGGTATGGTAATCAGTAGCTTCGGTAAAGTCACCATATTGAGGCGCACGAACGCCACTAGGAAGCTCACCAGTAAGGCCAAAACGACGAACGATAGTATTGATATCACATTCGTCTTTTTCGTGTTGCTGAGCCAATGTAGGCTCAGGACACGAAAGACCCGTATCGTCAGACACTTGCATAGTGTCATAGTTGTAAGGTGTACGCAAGAAAACAGAAGATTTAGACATAAAGTCCTCCAAAAAAATCATTTAGAACGCAAAACAGATTTCATCAAATCAACAATAGGAGCATACTGCTTATACTCCCTACCAAAATTATCGAACTTTTCAGCAGCAGAAACATCTAGTAGTTTCAATTTACCATCAGCTTGTAAATTTTTCAAAGTCTGACGAATAACATGAAGCTGCTCAGATTTATTAAGGCCCTCCTTTTCAAGAACTTTTGTTTCCTCAGCTAATTTCTTAGCTGTTTGTATCAAAACAATACCTTGCTCAGGAATGTTTTTAGTTTCTTGTTCAATCTTAAAAGTCATAGCATCAATCTGGTCACCCATTTTTGCCGCATTAGCGGCAGAACCATAATCCGCGGCAGACCGTGAAGTCTGACCGGCAGTCTGGTTATAAGCATCAACAGCAGAACCCAAAGCATTCTGCATTTGAACTTGCTGAACAACACCTTGAGCACCGCCAGGACTAGAAGCACCACCCTGCATATAAGCAAGCATAGGATTTAAACCAGCAGCCTCCATATCGGCAGTAGCACGCTGATAAGCCGAAGAACTCATACGCTCTTGAAAAGCGCGATTTTCAGCAGCTTGCTGAGCAGAAGCCATGTTATTAGCTTGTGCAACAGCTAAATTACCTTCATTAGTAGCCTGAGAGCCCATATAAGCCGCAGCTGGAGCAATCAATGGAGCTGCCGGAGCAAGAGCCTTAGCAGCAGAAGAAAGACCGCCAAGCACAGGATCAATAGCACTGCCAACACCACTAAAAAAATCACCAGCGGCACCTACAACATCAGATAAAAAACCCATCGTAACTCCTTGTTCCGTATGCATTTCCTTACGGAAATGCACACGGTTAATTTTAGAAATGATCGATCAAACCGGGCACACTGTAAAGTGGCATAGGACGAGCAATACGATTACTAAAGAAAGTATCACAAAGGAATTGCTGACCATTAGCAGCAGAACCGACAGCAATAGTACGAGAAACAGGAGGATTTTCCTGAATAAATGTGGAATTCAAGGTAGGCAAGCTAGTGAACTTTTGAGCCAAATGCCAGCCATCAATAGTTCCAGCACTTGTAGACTTAAACAAACCAGTAACAAGCGCGGGGTTGTAACGATACTCAGCCCAACGTTCTTGATAACCAAATACATTATCGTCAGTAGAAGTACCAGTAACATAAATTTCCTTATTCAAAATCGCCTGCTCGCCGAGCATAGCAAAAGCAGGGAAATAAAAGTCATAACGAGTAGAACGGCTCCACATACGGCGGAGACCTTGCTGATAAGTAAGGTCAGCACGAACAGACACAAGACCAATAATGACACCATGCTCAGTGAATGACTGTGTGAAACCATGACCAGCTGCGAGACCTGTACCCATCGCCGCCAAATTACCCAATGGGGTCGATGTACCAGACGCATTAGTACCTGAGGTTTGAGCAATCGGGTTAATCTGGATCGGTGTACTACCACCACCCAAATACTCAGGACGCTGCAAACGGGCGTCAGGACTAATAACTCCAAAATGAGCACGAATAATTTCAGTATATCGAGTACCACCACGAGCATCCCTTTCAAGTAAACGCTGAATCTGAAAAGATTGACGCAACTGGTTAATAGTAGCAGCAGTTGCAGTAGTTAAATCAGTATAAAGAGTACCAGAAGTAGTATTACCAGCACTAGGAGTAGGAAAAGCAGCAGCAACGTTACCGTTGTTAGAGAGGGAATAACCTTGACCAACCGTACCATCAGCATTCCGATAAGGTGCAAAATATTTACCATTAATAGTAGAATTATCACTTGTCAAACGAACTGGAGCAGAAGTACCAAGAGGCAAAGAAACAGCAGTACCCTTTTGCGCCCATGGCAAAGCAGAAGTAAAGTAATCATGACGCTTACCACGCTTTAAAAGAGTGTAATTAGTAACAGTATCAGGACCATCACCTTTGTCAACAACAACAGAATTTTGTAAATTCTGATCACGGAACCACTCATTCCAAATCAAATTATAAGCACGCAGATGCAAAGCAGAATGAGAAACAGTAGAACCAGTAGAAACCTGACCAACAGTAGGCAGACCCATATAGTCCTGTAAAGAACCAACAGCGTAACCAGAAGAAGGTGAAACTTGCTGAGGAATTACATAAGAAGTTGAATCGCCGGGATTATCCTGTTGACCCATAAATTTCTGCCAGTTATTCCAAATCAAACGGTTAGGAACAAAGAAAAAGAAACTATCCAAATACATATTATCCATAGTTGGATAAAGAGGCGTAGCCAAACGAGTAAATGCAGTCATGCGAAGATTAAAAGTATCCCCGGGCAAAACTTCATCAACATAAACAGGAACCAAATATCCAGCATCAAAAGTCGTCTTATGAGCTGTTTGAATATTAAAACTAGACCGAGGAATATCAGCCTTAGGAACCATTGCGAACTGATGAGTGTTCACTGATTGATTACGATGCATAAAAAACTCCAAAAAAAGGGGCCGAAGCCCCGTTGTTAAACCTTAACCGATTTACCGATACTCAGCAACTTAGGCTGTGGGTGGCACTCAATAATACCAGTATTGTCATCAAATGTGCCAATTTCAAACAAATCAAAATCATCACTATGATTAAACATTTGGTTTTCAGGATCAGAACGATTCACTTCGTCTGAAAAACTACGAATAGCCAAACCAACAGATGGCACAAACAAAGGACGACCAAAAGCGTCAGCGGCACGATCTTTAACAGAACAAATGATTTGTATCATGAATTTTCTTTCAAATAGTTACGAACAAACTCTAATTGCTGTTGCACTAGAGACTCTTTCAAGCGAAGCAACCTTAGCAACTTCGCAGCATGAACTATATCCCTTATTTCAATAATTTGAGCAGAAGTAGTCATTGTATTTTCCTATTGAACTTGTCGTTTCAATTGACCAGTCTTTGCTTGGCAAACCAACGCTTTAACGCGTAACCGCTCATCGGTATTGTCCGACGATCTTGATTGACCTTCAAGGAATCTGACGAGCTGGAGGGCTTCGTAATCAAAGGGATTGGATTCAGCAAATTTTTTGTCATAGTACTTAGGAGGACGAACCTCCTTCCCATTAACAATAACATAATCATGTGGATAAACATCAGAAGCATATTTCTTAAACCATCCTAAACCGATACCAGGTTTCAAAGACATCTTATTAAATTCTGGCGTTCGATCTTTGATCTCACCAGTCTCAAAATCAGTAGTCTCATAATGATCTCGTAAATGCAAAGGAGTAGCAGAAGAAACATTGATCTTCTTCATAACATAGCGAGCTACATAAGCAGCCGATTCAAAAGTGACATCACCAATGGAACTATAACCAAAAGGCCAAATATCCTCCAACAATGCCGATCTATAAATAATAGAGCCTGAACCAGTTTTTTTCCAAACTGTACGATCAGGAAAGTTAAAACCAAATAAACAGGCATGAAAATGCGGACGTTCAAATTGTTCACCATACTCTCCACACATATAAAAACGGATTTTTGAATCAGGAAAACGTTTTCGCAAACGTTTCATAAAACGCTGATAATCACCGTAGTTCAAAGACCTATCGGTTGGACAATGGTCATTGTCGTAAGTCAGCGTAATGAAGCAATTCTCATCATAAAGACTTGCTTCATGCATACAGCGCACCGCCCACTGGCGGCTGCGCTCAAGGCGACACCCAACACACTGGCCACAAGGTAAAGAAAGAGACCGAACAACATCGTTTCGGTGCTCCTTAAAAACCACGGAACCATCACTGCATTGAAATGCCTGCAACGGTGAAAAACACGCCATGCATCACAGGCGAATACCACCACGCATCGGACCGGGGGCCAAATTTAGACCCTTAGTATGACTTACATGATGACGAAACTTAGAAGCAGACTTGTGTTTACTAACATGATGACGAGAAAGGGGTTTCATAAAAATCTCCA